CCATCGGCGATGTTGAGGTTGAAAGTGTAACCGCATACACGAAAGACCTCCTTGTCGTTGCAACTCGACGTGAGAAGCGCAAAGTGTATCTCGTCAGGGGTATTGTTGAGTATGTCGCCATGAACCTTCTTCTTTATGAGCGCAAGCTTGCTACACTCCTTGATGCCAAGTACCATGCGCATGCTTACGCACGCAATGCCAACATCCCCCCACTCATGTATGCAGACACAATCATGTATGGGGCTTACCTTGGTTTTCTGGCAACTGTGAAGCAGGAAACGGAGCTTATCAACTCGATTCGCTCCGAGCACCACGATGCGCTGACAATGTACAACAAAGCAATCGTTTCGTTCAACGAGCGCCTTGATCATTGGTGGATGCATTGGCTGCTGGCGGTTGGTGAGTTCGTTCTCGCCTCCTCCCTCCTGGTCATCACGCACACCTGCGTGCCTTTCACGGGACCTCGACATATGACAACCACCCTAGTCGTTGGCTGGTTAGTCATTGTCCCGTATCGCTATAGGACATACTCCCCGAGCGTTAACCCCTGGTCAGTGTACAAGAAAATCGAAGGACGATCATGTAACACTGAGCCACACAAGCCGCACATCGTGAATTATCCTGGTGTCGTCAGCTCTAAGCCCCCAGCGGCTCAGCGAGACGGTGCTATTATTCGCCGTGTGACCCCTCGTGTGGTCAGGCGCCATCCCGGAACTGAGACCACTTATCTCATTCATGCCAGCATCGCCTTTTCCACAGTCACTCCTGTGGTTATTCGCCCTTGCGCTGAAATGGAGTTTTTGGCCATTCAAAACCGTGTGACGCGAGCCGTTAACCCGCCCTGTCCTCAAGCAGTCGACCTTTTCTTCACCGTGCTCAACATGCCACCGTTTCTCCTCCTAACCGGTGGGGAGATTCCGTACTCGAAGGGCACTTATGAAGAGTGGAATCGTCGCTTTCCACGGGTCGTTGCCGAAAGGCATGACGCCGTCCGACGCCTGTTAACCGACCATTCGCGGCCCATACGAATGACATCCGTTGCCAGCTCGTTCATCAAGGTCGAGAAGGTCTCGTTCGCCTCCACGCCAGGGGGTGTTGACGATCCGACCCCTCGACTCATTCAAGGACAGACTGACAAGCTCAACGTTGTTCAAGGCCCATGGTTCTACCAGTTCAGCAAATTGCTCAAACGTGTTTGGGA